TGCATATTCTTCTTTTGTTGCAACAGATGGCGCTAATCCGTTCTATGTAATTACAAATTCAGCAATTCGTGCAACATTTGACTCCGCAGGCAACCTCGGCCTGGGGGTTACTCCGAGTGCTTGGACTGATTACAAGGTTATGCAGTTTGGCGGCGGGGCGATTGCTAGTTATACCGGCACTGCGTTTTTTGAGGTTATGCAAAATGCCTTTTGGGATGGCGCATATAAATATGTAAATAACGGGTTTGCATCTAATTATCAGCAAACCTCCGGCCAGCACCGTTGGCTCACCGCCCCCTCCGGCACAGCAGGCAACGCCATCACCTTCACCCAAGCAATGACGCTGGATGCGAGTGGGAATTTGATGGTGGGTTTTACATCGTCCTCTGCTATTGCAAATAAAAATATAGATGTTAACGGCACAGGCGATGCGGCTTTTGTTTTGCGTGTCGGAGGAACAACCACTGCGTATCTTTATAGTATTGCATCACAAGCAATTCTTGGGACAGTTGGTTCAGTACCAATAACTTTTAACCCCAACGGCACAGAACGCGCCCGTATTTCCTCCGACGGCACATTCCGAGTAAAGGGCGCAGGAACTGCTGGCTCAACTGATGCTTTTCAAGTGGCGGGTACAGCACCAGCGGATGCAGCCCGTATTACCAGCGGCGGGGACTTGCTGATTGGGATTACAACCGCTCAAACTGGAATTGCTTCAGACCCGGCGGGTACTACTCTTTTTGGCTCAACACTTGGAGCCGCCATATTTACAAGAACTTCCGGTTCTCCTCTTTATGTAAATAACAAAGCATCATCAGGTATTCTTGTTACTTTTTATTGTAATAACAATGCCGTTGGGGATATTTCATCAACTGGAACAATTACTGTCTATAACACTACCTCCGACTATCGCTTGAAAACGGTGATTGGCCCTGTGGCCGACGCAGGCCAGCGCATTGATGCACTCCAGCCTGTTGAGTACACATGGAACAGCAACGGCACGCGCACTCGCGGTTTCTTGGCTCATCAGTTCCAAGAGGTGTACGCAGGCAGCGTAAGCGGTACTAAAGATGCTGTGGACGCTGAAGGCAAGCCTGTGTATCAGTCCATGCAAGCAAGCACCTCTGAGGTCATTGCTGACCTTGTGGCCGAGTTGCAATCCCTCCGCGCCCGTGTAGCAACCCTCGAATCCTCAACCCTCCAATAAGGAAATCACCATGACCACAATCACTTGGCAAATTGAGTGGATGCAGACCACTCCCACCACCGCAACCCCTCCTGAAGTTGTCCTGACCGCAGGCTGGCGCTGTTCTGGCGTTGACGGGCTGTACTCTGGCACTGTGTACTCCACTTGCTCTTTCCCGCTGCCAGCAGAAGGCGGCACGTTCACCCCCTACCAAGACTTGACGCAGATTCAAGTTCTTAACTGGTGCTGGGCCAACGGCGTCAACAAAGACGCTACAGAGGCCGCTGTGCAGGCTCAGATCAACAACCAGAAAAATCCGCCCACCATCCAGCCTAAACTTCCGTGGTTGGCTTGACATATTGCCATGTGTAACCGCCAGAGGATTTGACAATGCCCCTGCAAACTTTGCAAATCGTTGAGTTGTCGCCGCTACCAGTTTTGGAGCGAAGCCACTCTGCCGCAAGGGTGCTTGTGCCAAAAACAAGTCCGGTTTCAACACAAAGAATAGCTTTGGCCTGTGCATGCGCGGCTCTTTTTTCGGGCGTATTAAAACGGGCCAGAGCATTCTCCCTGGCAACCTCAACGGCTTTTGGGTCGGAGAATTGTTTTAACGCAGTCAGTCGAGCTTTATCCCGTGCCTCTGGGTTGGCAAATTGTTTTATTGCGGCATCTCGCAACTTTTGTTTAACTTCAGCACGGTTAACAATTTCTGCATGTCGCTCTATGTGTGCCCGTTTGTACTCTGGGTTACAAAAACGCGCCTTGGCTTTGACACTAAGGTTTTTTCGATACGCTTCAGTTGCGTTTCGTTCTTTGTGTTTGCGCTTTGTTGCCTCAGAAACAATCGTTCCAGACGCCCCCTCCCCGCCATCAGTCCGGTTGCAAAGCCCTTGGTCTTGGTACTTGAGAATGAGTTCACGCTCTAGCTCAAAGGCCCACCACTCTTGCATCCCGTGCTGTATGATTTCAACGGTATAGCCATGTTTTTTAACGATGTTATGCCAATGCTGAGAGCGGTTCCACTTGGACTTGTGCCGGTAACGGGCTCCCTTGCCAACGTAAAAAACTGTGCCATTGGAGGCGCGACGGTGAAGGTACACAAAGAAGTCCATGAGATGGATTGTATCCAGCCGCCTTTGCCTTGGGCCACCCCTTCGGCATAATTGAAAACGGGCAAACCGCTGGCCCTGACAGCGGCAACAACACGGAGAGTTTTCATGGAAAAAATTGCACTTTCAACTGAGTTGGTCAACGGCATCTTGCAGTACCTGGGCAGTCAGCCCTTCGTACAGGTGGCCCAACTGATCAATGCCATCCAGCAAGAGGCCAAGCCCCCTGCTGAACCTGCTGGCGAGTAATTTTTAATCGGAGCCCGGCATGGACCCGCAGTTCATTTTCAATTCAATTGTTGGGATTGCCGCATTTCTTGGCGGCTGGGTTCTGAACAACATCACCAAGGCCATCGAACGTCTTGACCGGGACGTTCGAGAGATGCCTCGCGCTTACGTCAGCAAAGACGACTACCACCGGGACATTGACGAGATCAAGGACATCTGCAAGCAGATCTTCAACAAGCTCGACGGCAAGGCTGACAAGTAAGGAAAAATCATGGCACAAGCGAATTACACCCCGATCCAGCTTTACTACAGCAGCACAGCGCTTGCAGTGCCAGTTGCGGGCAACCTTACAAGCGGCGAGTTGGCTCTCAACATCGCTGACGGCAAGCTGTACTTCAAGAACGCTTCGAATGTGGTGACTTTGCTGGCTTCGGCCACGTCAACCTTCGGTGATGTCGTTGGCCCGGCGTCTGCGACAAACAACAATTTGGCCGCGTTTGATGGCGTTACAGGCAAGTTGATCAAGCAGGCCGCAACGGTCACAGTGGCCCAGGGCGGGACTGGTCAAACGAGCTACACGGACGGTCAGTTGCTGATCGGCAATACAACGGGCAACACCCTGGCCAAAGCCACCCTGACTGCTGGCTCTGGCATCACCATCACCAACGGAAGCGGCTCAATAACGATTGCAGCCACAGGTGGCGGGGGTGGTGTCACCAGCGTCACTGGAACGTCTCCAGTGGTCTCTAGCGGCGGCACAACGCCTGCAATCAGCCTTGCTGCCGGGTACGGTGACACGCTGAACCCTTATGCCAGCAAGACGGCCAATTTTGTCCTTATTGCTCCCAATGGATCTGCTGGCGTTCCCACGTTCCGGGCGTTTGTCTCTGCCGACTTGAGCGAGACCTTGACGGTGGCCAAAGGTGGCACGGGGTTGAGCACTTACACCGCAAATGGCGTGTTGTATGCGTCTGCTGCCGGAACGCTTGCGAACGGCACTGGCCTGACCTTTGTCAGTGGAAATTTGGGCCTTGGAGTGGCTTCGGCGTTTTACAAATTTGACGTGCAGTCGGTCAATAATTTTGTGACCCCGTTTATTGCAAGTTTTAACAACACCAGCACCTCGACTTCCGAGGCCAACATCATACGGATATTGCAGGGGGCCTCTGGCTCGGCCACTGGCTACATTGGCACAGGCGGGTCAGCATATTCAGACGCCTCATTCCAAAACAACTTTGTTGTAGGCACGCTGACTTCCAACCCGCTTGTTTTTAACACCAGCGGCGTTGAACGCGCTCGGATTGACATTCTGGGTAACTTGATCCAACGAGTCAACACCACCGCCGCCACACTGACGGCAAACTCAACATTGACTTTCAGCCTCGTGGACAACTCCACGCTTCGCATTTCCGTTCGTGGATCTGATGGGACCACACGCACCGCGACTGTTGCTTTGACTTAATGCCATGATTGACGTAACCAAAGCAATTGGAGCCGTCGCAGCCAGTGTTGCGGCACTTGGCGGCAGCTACACCTTGGCTGACAAGTTTGGTTGGTTTGACCGGGCCATCATTGAGTGGTCGCCGGAGAACTTCAAGATCACCGCAGAAGCTGGAAAGCCGATCAACGTCACGGTTGCGCGGATCAAGAAGCGGGACGACTGCTCTGTTGAGAGTTTTACGCCCAGCATCCGTGACGCAGCGGGGATGGTCCATGCGGCAACGACCACGGCAAGCAAGTTCAGCGGCCCAGCAGGGCCAGAGATTGACACCTTCACCTACCAATTGACGATGGTGCAGAAAGAGAAAATTGCTGATGGCAAGGCCACCCTGCTTGCAACGATCAAGTACAAATGCCCAGAGGGTGAGCGCGTTGTTCAGTACCCGCGCCACCCTAATTTAAGTTTTGACCTGAAGGGGTAACCATGATTCCAATTGTTGCGTCACTGCTTGGTACGTTGGCCCAGAACGGTCTGGGCCTTTTGTCATCTGCCATTCAAGCCAAGGGCAAGCAGGTGGTCGAGGAAAAGCTCGGCATCAAGATCTCCGACGACCCCAGCCCGGAGGAGGTCAGCAAGTTGCGCCAACTCCAGTACGACCATGAAGAGCGGCTGCTTGAGTTGGGCATTGAAAAAGCCCGCCTGGAGCAGGAGGAACTCAAGGCACTGCTGGCGGCTCAGGCAAACCAAGAAAACAACATCAGCGACCGCTGGAAGGCTGACATGTCCTCCGACTCTTGGTTGTCCAAGAACATCCGCCCAGGCACGCTGATCTATCTTTTGACGGCCTATGTGGTCTTTGCCGGTCTGAGTGCTGCTGGCATTCAGGTGGAAGAGTCCTACGTCGCCCTGTTGGGCCAGTGGGGCATGCTGGTGATGACCGCCTACTTTGGTGGCCGCACCGTTGAGAAGGTCATGGAGATGCGGAAGGGGGGCGACAAATGAGCCTAAGCCAAGAACAAGCCGCGTTCCTTCTGGACGCCTGCAAGCTGATCCAATATGCCACAGGACAGGGCTGGATGGTCACAGGAGGCGAGTTATCACGTACCCCTGAGCAACAGGCCATCTACGTCAAGACGGGCCGTTCCAAGACCTTAAATTCGATCCACCTCAAGCGCTGCGCCATCGACTTGAACTTCTTCAAGGACGGGAAGATAATCTGGGACAAGCAAATGCTCGCTCCGCTGGGCGCATTCTGGGAGTCTTTGCACCCCAAAAACCGCTGGGGAGGCAACTTTAAGTCGCTGGTTGACTGCCCTCATTTTGAGCGCAACGTCGGATAACGGAGAACAAAATGACAGTCGCTGCCGTAATGACGTATGACTCGCTGGTCGACGACATCCAGACTTATTTGGAGCGTACCGACCAGCAGACTCTGGACAAGATCCCCCAGTTCATCATGCTGGCGGAGCAGATCATCGCGTCTGAGATTAAATTCCTCGGCAACTTGGTGGTGGTCACGAGCAACATGGTTCAGGCCGCAAACGTCATTGCAAAGCCTGCAAGATGGCGCAAGACGGTCTCAATGAACGTGACAGTGGCAGGCAAGCGCCAGCCCGTCTTGCTGCGCACCTACGAGTACATCCGAGAGTATTGGCCAGACCCAACGACAACGGACGTGCCGCTGTTTTTCTGCGACTACGACTACGAGCACTGGCTGGTTGGCCCTACACCAGCGTTGGCCTACGCCTACGAGGTGCTGTACTACGAGCGTGCGCAGCCTCTTGATTCAAGCAACCAGTCGAATTGGTTTACAGAGTACGCCCCCCAGGCGCTGCTTTACGGCTCCCTGTTGCAGGCTATGCCGTTCCTCAAGAACGACGAGCGCATGCCAATGTGGCAGGGCAACTATGACCGCATCATTCAAGTCCTGAAGGAAGAGAACCTCACCAGGGTGGCTGACCGTCAGGCAATTGCAAGGGATTCATAATGAGCTTTACCTCGCCCTTCACAGGCCAAGTGATCCAGCCGACGGACGTTTCGTTCCGTGCGATCACCCTGAGCGTCACCACAACCTTGTCATGGCCGATCAACGGCAGCGACACGGACAATGCTGCCGCTAGGATCATGAACGTCACGGCCACTGCGGGCAGCCTGCTGCTTCAGATGCCCCCGGCAAATCAGGCATCTGTTGGCCAGGATGCGCTGATCCGGAACGTGGGGGCGACCACCTTCACGGTGGCTGACTATGTTGGCAACACCATCGTCTCTGTTGCGTCCGGCGAGGCCAAGTACATCTACATCACCACCAACGCCACCACGGCTGGAACTTGGGGAATCATCTCCTTTGGTGTTGGAAGCTCAAGCGCTGATGCGGCAACCCTTGCCGGTTTTGGCTTAAAAGCTGTCACAACGACCCTGAACCAATCCCACACCGTTCAGACCTTTTCAAACACTTACACGGCCATCGCTTCTGACAGGGCCAAATCCTACGTTTGGACGGGCGGATCTGGAACTCTAGGCATTACGGCAGCCTCCCTTTTGGACAACGACTGGTTTTTCATGATCCGCAACGGCGGGACGGGAACACTTACGGTATCGCCAGATTCCGGACCGATTAATGGAGTTGGCACAATTGCTCTTCAGCCTGGGGACTCTGCAATCATTGTGTGCTCTGGAGCAGCCTTTTTTACGGTTGGCCTTGGCCGCAACACGGAGTTCAACTTTACTCAGTTGACAAAAGCGGTGGTCTCTGGCTCCTACACGCTTACATCGGCTGAAGCGGCAAACGTGGTGCAGAAGTACACCGGAACACTCACAGCAAACGTCACGGTAAATTTGCCGCAGACGGTGCAGGTGTACTACATCACGAACCAGACAAATGGCGGCATAGGGCCTTACTCAATTACGTTCACCACAGGTTCTGGCGGCGGTACTGCGAGTGTGCCCGCAGGCCAGCAGGTGATCTTGCTATGCGACTCAGTCAACTTGCTGAACGCCACCACGATTGCAGCGGGCGCGGCAAACATCTCTCTTGTTGATGGTACGGCTGGTGCGCCATCTTTAAACTTTGGGTCAGAGACAAATACTGGTATTTTCCGACCCGGTTCGGGTGAGTTTGGGCTTGCTGTTCTGGGTATTGAAATGTTTGCACTCAGTGCCACTGGGGTGACCGTGCCGGGGACTGGTATTTTTACTGGCGGCGTTTCTGGTGGTACGTTCTAAATGGGACAGAAAGTCTTCTCAGTTGACACGCTGCCGGGCATCCAGCGGGATGGCACGGTGTACGACAAAACCGTCTACAACGATGGCGAGTGGGTACGCTTTCAGCGTGGGCGACCCAGAAAGATGGGCGGTTACCGGGTGATCTCAGGCAACCTGAATGGCCCATCAAGGGGCATTTGGGTCAACCCGCAAAACTCGTTGACCACAATTTTTAGCGGCTACAACAACGGTCTTCAGTCGCTGGTGATTGACAACAACGGTATCGGTGTCAACGCCAACAACTTTACGCTGTCAAACTTTACGCAATCAAATTTGAACTTGTGGCAGTTTGATGGTTTTTACGATGTCACGGGCGCTGGCGTCCAGGCCATCGTTGCCCACCCAGGGCAAAACCTTGCTGCAATCGACAGTACGGTAGACACCCCGGTGTTGTCTGGTGACATCAATGGTTTGACCATGTCACAAATCGGCGTCTTTCAAGAGGCCAACGCATTTCTTGTCAACTCAAGCACCTCGGTCACACTGAAGCAGGCAAACTCTCTGATCGGAGCGGGTCAAACCGTCACCGGAACCAACATACCGGGAAGCACCACCGTGGTGTCGAAGGTGGACGCCTCCGATATTTTGGACGGGGTGTCAATCACTGGAGTTGCCGGAACGCTTTCCTGCACCGCAACCTCTGGGCTTTTTGTTGGCCAGTCGGTGACCGTCTCTGGCGTCCAAGGCTCTCAGGCGCTTGCAAGCGTGGCCATCACGGGAACGGGTGGGACATTCTCCTGCACGGCCACCACGGGCCTCTACGTTGACCAGCCGGTGTACGTCACAGGGACGCAAGCCGGAACCGCCTTGGCTGCTGTAGCGGTCACGGGAACGGCTGGGCAGTGCTCCTGCACGGCTGTCAATGGTTTGTTCATCGGCCAAGCTGTAGTGGTCTCTGGAACCTTGAGCGGATCTGCCACAGGCATCGTTTCTGGCTTCACTTACTACATCATTGCAACTGACGGAACCTCGACGTTCACGCTGTCGGCCACCCCAGGCGGGACGGCCTTGACGACGACTGCCGGGACTACCACCGGACTGACGTTCACGGTGAGGCTTTTTACTGGCGTCACCTCCGGGGTCACCTACTTCATCACGGCGACCAACGGGACTTCCACGTTCACCCTGTCAAACGAAATCGGCGGGGCTTCAATCAGCACCGCCGCAAACAGCCTGTCTGGGCTGACGTTTTCTGTTCCCAAGGCAACGGGCCTTGCATCAGGCACAACCTACTACATCATTGCCACCAACTTCACGACGACTTTTACCCTGTCGGCGACCATTAACGGGGCGGCAATCACCACCATCGTCAACGCAACCACCGGGCTGGTGTTCACGTTGGGGCTGTACACCAAGGTGGTGATTTCTAATGCGGCAACGGGCACCGGCCAGTCAACCCTGACCTTTAACAACAACATTTCGGTGTCTGGCGGGCTTGTGTCCCTGCACCCGTATTTGTTCGTGTATGGCAACAACGGGCTGATCCAAAACTGCTCGGCTGGCAACACCAACGACTGGGTGTCTACGGACGCCAATGCGACCAACGTAGCCACCGGCAAGGTTGTCCAAGGGCTACCCGTCAGGGGCGGCTCAAACGCGCCTTCTGGGCTGTTTTGGAGCCTTGACAGCCTCATCCGGGTGTCCTTCATCGGCGGCACTGGCACACCCCCGCAATTTTGGCGGTATGACATCATCAGCAGCCAGTCTTCGATCCTTTCAAGCCAGTCGGCCATTGAGTACGACGGCATCTATTACTGGTGCGGTGTTGACCGGTTCCTGCTCTACAACGGTGTGGTGAAGGAAATCCCCAACACGATGAACCAGAACTATTTTTTCGACAACCTGAACTACGCCCAACGCCAAAAAGTTTGGGTGACCAAAGTTCCGAGGTACGGAGAGATCTGGTGGTTTTACCCTCGCGGGGATGCGACGGAATGCACTGATGCGATCATCTACAACGTGCGCGAGAACGTCTGGTATGACGCTGGAGAGGCTCTTGGTGCCCGCAGATCTGCCGGGTACTTCTCTCAGGTGTTCGCGTTTCCCGTGGCGGCTGACTGGGATGCCAGCGAGGCAGAAGTGGTTTTCACTCAGACAATGACGCTGGTTAATACAAGCGCTTTGATCTACCTCAGCACCTACAACACACAGGTCCAAATCGGTCAGGTGATTACCGGCACGGGCATCCCTACAAATACGTTGGTCACCGCGATCACATCGAGCAACATTGAAACACTTGGTGCGATCACCCCTGGCTCAGGCTACGTCGACAATACTTACACGAACGTGCCATTGACTCTTGGCGCGGGAGAAAACGCAAGGGCAACCGTTGTTGTCTCTAGTGGCGCGGTCACATCCGTCACCATCACAAACAGGGGCGCAGGCTATCAAGTTGGAGACTCTCTGAGTGCCAGCAACACAAACCTTGGCGGGGCAGGGTCAGGCTTTGCAGTGGCTGTGTCGGCAATTTATGCCCAGGCCATTTTGATGTCGAATGCCGCCACAGCCGGTGGGTCAACCTCTCTGACGTTCTCCACTCAAGCTGGCTTGGTCAGGATTTTTCAAAACGAGATTGGCACTGACGCAGTGGACGGCCAGAACGTTTTGGCCATCCGCAGCTACTTTGAGACCAGCGACCTCAGTTTGACCGCTGGAGGGCCGTCTCAGACCGCTGTAGAGGGTCTAAATCGCTGGCTGCGCATTGAGCGGATTGAGCCAGACTTCTTGCAGCAGGGCGAGATGTCTGTGGTGGTCACCGGCAGGCCGTTTGCCCAGGGCGAGGACAAGGAGTCTGACCCTTACGTCTTTGGCCCGAACATCGGCAAGATTGACATGAGGGAGCAGCGCCGTGAGTTGCGGCTCCGGTTTATTTCTGATGTGGCCGGTGGGGACTACCAACTTGGTCGACTGCTCCTGAACGCCGAGATTGGCGACGTGAGGCCCTATGGCCCTTAATCCTGCGCTGGTGTATGACCCGAGGTATCACACGTTTGAGTCGTGGGCATCGCTCATGGTGGAGTTGTACGCTGCCCAGCAGTTGATCATTCCTGACCCTCAGACCGACTGGAAGACCTGGGGCAACGGGTTGGGTGCGATTGACGTTTTTGCGAACGAGGCGTTGCCAAGGACTGAGGAGTTTGACAACTGGTTTGACTGGGCCGCAGCATTAGTGAATGCTGTAAATCCTGCGCCGCAGTCAACTTAAAGGTGAATTGACATGCCTGGATACAGTGGAGCAGGAGCGGATTTCAAGAAGTCTTTTACGCCGGAGCAGATTCCCGGCTTGAGGGAGGCCGCCGACGCCATGACTGGGCGTGTGGTTACCCATCCATACGATGATGGCACGCAGGGTCAGTTCATTTACAAAGATGAGCAGTTAATTCCTGTTAACAGCAAAGACATAGTTTATAAAGATGAGGAAGTTTATGATCCATCGGGCGGTGGTGTTGATTATGAAGGCAGTGGCATTGGAGCATACAGAACTCAAAAAGTCGGGTATGTAACGGGTCAAAGTGTAATTGACCGAGCAATGGCAGACCCAGTTAGTTGGGTCGCAAGCAATGTAAATTTCAATGGTCTTGGCACTGGTGGTGATTTCACCGCTCTTGACGCGCAGATGAAGTTTCTGAAGGACAACAAGTACGACTTGTCCTCGCTGCCAAACCAAGGGGCAGTAAATCAGTACAACCTAACTAAGCAGATTCTTGACCAAGGCACAACCGGCAAGTGGACGGGTGCGGGTTATGGCGGGCCTGTAGAGAACGCCAAGGTCATGGCGGGGATGCTTGCAAACACGGGAATTACAGACATCAAGGACTTCGGCAAGTTCAACGGTGTTGTGAGTCGGCAAGATCAATTGGTGCGCCCAAAAGACCCAGCAGACCTATCAAAAGGTTACGTTTACGATGAACTTGAAAATGTTGATTATTTTGACCAACTTGAGAACATAAATAAAAGCGAGGCCCGACCAACCGGGCGTACTTTGGATGTCCCAAAAGATGTCAACATAAGACAGGAAATTGGTTTTGACAACGAAGGAAATCCGACCACAACCGCTATAGCCAGCATACCGAAATATGGGGAAACCTTCGGCAACAAGGTCACAAAGCAGTCGTTCGTTGATGCCCAGAACTACGACATGGCGCAGGGCAACATCTTCAGCGGGACATATATTGGGCATGGCCGTACTGGCTACGGTGTTCAGTTCGCTGCTGACGGCACGCCCTACTTCTACACGCAATTTGGAGGCGATACCAGCAGCATGGCTGACATCGCCCCGATCATCTCATTTCTTGCTGCTATTCCAACCCCATTGCAGCCCTTCGCAGCAGCCGCCAATGCGCTGATTGCCATTGACAACGGCAACATCCTTGGTGGACTTGCGTCACTTGCGGGGATACCGGGCGTCAGTGAGGCGGCTGGTGCTGCTGGTCTTGCCAACGTTGCCACGGCGATTAAGACGGCCAATCAGGTCGTCAACTTAGTCAACGCCATCGAAACTGGCAACGTCATGGCAATTGCCACTTCCGCTGCTGGAGCGCTGGGAACCGGCTCCATGCAGATTGGCGACACTGGCCTGACGGTGTCTGACGCCATGAAGGCAGTGAACCTTGTCAAGGCCATAGAGAGCGAAGACCCAATGGCCATATTCAAGGCGGCGGTGGGTTTTGGCACTGCTCCAAACATTCAGAAGGCCCTGAACAGCCCGACCACAACGCTTGATGCTGATGGCCAAAGGGTTGCTGATGTTGTTGACACCAACTTCGTGGCTGATCTGGTTGATCCCAACTCCGAGAACTTCCTCGGAGGCGCAGAGGAGTCGCTTGGCATCACCTTGGCAGAAGCGCCAGACAACGTTAAAAGTTTTGACACTGTTTTGTCTGGGTTGAAAGATTTTGGCAGCAAGTTTTTGGGCACTGGACAGCAGGACTTGGCGTCCTTGCAGCCGACTTCTGGCAACCTTGTTGGCCCCACCTACACGCCAGAGAACATCGGTGACGTGGGGAACTTGCTTTCTGGCTCATCTGCGGATGTTGCCGGTGGATCAAACCTTGTGGACTTGGCCGCGATAGAACGCGCAAGGGGTCAGGTAACGCTGGGTGACATTCAGGGCAATGTGATTGACCTGACCAATGTTGCCCCTGGCGGCACTCTTCCAGAGGTCATAGTCGGCGGCACATCCAAAGAAGATGTTGACAACATACTGAAGGCCGAGGACGAAGAAGTTCAGGCCGATCTTGAGAAGGCAATATCTGATGCAGAAAATGAGGTTGACCCAGCAGAAGCTGAAAGGCAAGAGGCTGCACGGGTCGATGCGGAAAAAATAGAGTCAGACCGAATTGAAGCCGAGCGGATAGAGTTCGAAAGGCTGGAGGCTGAACGGGCCGCTGCCGAGGTGTCGCGTCAAGAAGAAATTCAACGTCAAGCAGAAGTGGCTCAAATTGAAGCCAGAAAAGAGGCCGCACGGCAACTTGAGATAGCAGAGGCGGCAAGGCTGGCCAAGGAAGCCGAGGATCAAGCGGAAGCGGAAAAAGCCGCCAAAGATGCCAAAGACGAGGCTGACCGTCAGGCTGTGATCGCCGCTGAAGCCAAGGCTGAGGCTGAACGTGTACGCCAAGAAGTTGAAGTTGAGAGGTTGCGTCAAGAGGAGGCGGAGCGGGTGCGTCAGCAAGAGGCTGAGACTGAGCGTCTGCGCCAAGAGGCGGCTGAGACTGAGAGGCCGAGGCAAGAAGAGGCTGACCGGCAGGCAGAGTTACCCAAGGATGCTGCTGCACTGGCTGAGGCCGAACGGTTGGAAACAGAGCGTTTAGAGACTGAACGAGCAGAAGCGGCACGCCTTGAGGCTGAACGAATTGAGACTGAACGTATAGAGGCCGAAAGGGTTGAAGCTGCAAGATTGGATGCCGAGCGCATTGAAACCGAGAGGATTCGCCAAGAAGAGGCTGAGGCTGAGATATTGCGGCAAGAGGAAATTGAGCGGCTGGCCGACGAGGCGAGGCTGGAGGCCCAAAACGAAGCGGCCAGACAGAGAGAATTTGCTGAGGCCGCAAGACTTGCCAGAGAGGCTGAAGACCAAGCGGAGGCTGAAAGGCTTGCTCAGGAAGCGGAGGATGAGGCGGAGCGGCAGGCGGCAATCATTGCCGAGGCACAGGCTGAGGCTGAAAGAGTGCGCCAAGAGGCTGTTGAGGCAGCCAGAATTGAGGCCGAGCGCCTTGACACTCTTCTTGGATTAACTCCTACGGAAGTTGACCCATTGGCAGTCACGCCTGTTATCGTTGAGAACGGTCTAGGCCCCGTTGAAAGTGTTGTTGTTGGTGACGACACCCTTAAGGCTGGAACGGGAGATGACACCCTTGATGGTTTGCTCGGGCTGACTCCTACTGTGGGTGATGATCGAGGTGAAGTTACACCTGTTATTGTTGAAGACGGTTTAGGCCCTGTTACAAGTGTTGTCGTCGATCCCGAACCGCCTGAACCGCCAGAGCCTTTTATTGTTGATCCTGTTGTTGATCCCGAGCCGCTTAAGCCAGTTGTGTGTGAGCCAGGGTTCCACGACGACGGCACTGGCTTGTGCGTGTCTGACGAAGATAAGCCTGAGACGCAAGAGTGTCAAATAGGTGAAGTCCGGAACCTTACAACCGGGTTATGTGAACCGGCTGCAACCACAGGCGGCGGCGGAGGCGGGGGTGGCGGTGGCGGTGGGGGTGGCGGCGGAAGCACGCCAGTCAGAAGGACTGCCACGACAATCCCATTTTTGTTTCCTTCTACGGAGCGGCCAATCGTTACCGCTCCTTCGATTAACGACGATCCCGTCATGAGAGGGGCTTTGCCAGATATGCCACAAGAATCAAAATTCCAAGGCCCCTTGGATCAATTTCTCAAGATTGCAACGGAGTCCTCGTTTACTCCCAAGCCCCAACAACCACAGCAGCAGCAGGCGGGAAACATGAACGACAGATTGACCTACCCCCAGGGCGGCTCGGACTACTTCAGCTACGGCCAGCAGTCTGACATTGACAACAACCTGTACTCGCAGTTCGGTCAGGCTCCCACAGACCAGCCGATGGATGGGGCGCTCCAGTTCAACCAGGGCGGCTTGGCTGTGCCTCTGATGGCCGCTGGAGGCACCCGGTACGGGCAGTATGCCGGTGGTGGCCTGAACGTGGTTCAGCACAGCGGCAAGCAGCGGGTTGACTTCCGCAAGGGAGATGCGGTGACCGGCCCAGGCGATGGCCAGTCTGACGACATCCCCGCGATGCTTGCGGATGGAGAATTTGTGTTCCCGGCTGACGTGGTTGCTGCGCTTGGAAATGGCTCAACAAAGGCTGGAAGCGATAAACTCTACGACATGATGCACTCCATCAGGGCATACCACAGGTCAGCCAAGCCGAAGGATCTGCCCCCTCCCGCAAAGAAATCACCGCTGGATTACCTCAAGGGTAAAAAATCCACCAAGGCCAGGAGATAAAAATGTCAATCCTTCAAGGCTCACCGCTTGCCAACGTCACCGAAACGACGACCACAACGGACAAGGCTCCTGCCGGTTACACGGGCTATCTTGAGAACTTAGCAAAGGCCGGGTCTGGTGCGCTCACCAAGTCAGGAGGTTTGGATACGGCTGGAAAAGAGACAACCGTCCTGAAAACCGGCGCAGACCTTGTTGCTGGGTATGACCCGATGCAGAACCTGGGCTACAACCAGCTTCAGTCTGCCGTGGGTGCGTACCAGCCTGGGCTGACTGCTGCCGGTCAGACTGCGGGCCGGGCGGCTCAGGGCATCACTCCAGAGCGCATACAGGCACTGCTGAACCCGTACACCACCAACGTGGTCAACGAGATGGCACGCCTGACCAACCAGAACATGGAGCGCAGCCTCTTGCCGGGCCTTAAAGCGGGTTTTGTGGGAACTGGAGGGCTAGGTAGCCAGAGGTACGCTGGAGCGCTTGGACAGAGCTTGGCTGAAATGCAGGCCAACCTGACAGGCCAGCAGACTGGCGCTCTTTCGGCGGGTTTCGGCCAAGCCTTGAAGGGTGCGCTAGACGAGGCCCAATTGATGAACCTTGCTGCCAAGACGCAGGCCGACATTGCCAAGCAAGAGCAAGATCTTGGCATCGCTGGCGCTGGTGCATTGACCAAGGCCGGTGCAGAGCGTCAGAAATACCAGCAGAGTTTGCTTGATGCTCCGCTTGCAATCGCAAAAGAAGCCTCTGGCCTCATGCGTGGGTTGGCACTTCCGTTGGATCAAACGAAGACTGCTACAGGGCCGAAGACTCGGGATTACTACCAACAGTCTGACCTCGGCAAGATGGCTGGCGTGCTTTCCTTAATTGGTGGCGCTAAAGAAGGCAAAGAGGGTGAGGGCTTCAGTAGGCTCCTCGGCATTCTGCAAAGTACTGGCGCAAGAGGTGGCAACATTATTAACAGCTTGCTCTATCCATCAGGTGCAGCGACTGCCTCCGTTGGACAGGGTGAAATTGATGCGCTTAAAGCTGCTGGCGTTTATGACGACTATCAAGCACTTATTTCTGGGCTGCAAAACAATTATTCAGACGTGCTTCCTGAAGACGTGACTGCGGCATACACCAACCTGTTTAATGTTCTTGGCGAAGACGATTACTTCACCGGTCCCTGATGGTTTAAAAAGAGGTCATAAACATGGCAACGAAAACAGATTCGGTTTTTGCCCCCGGTCAAGATCCGGCTGCAATAGAGGCCAACCGCGCCTATCAGGACGCCCTTGCAAAACTGACCCAGTCACTTGATCAGCGCAAGAATCGGTTTTTTGATCCGACCTACTTGGCAGCAGCACAGGGATTCCTTGAGCCTGGGTCTCCTGACTTTTTTGAGTCTCTTGGCCGCGTGGCTGGAAACATCGGGAAAGCCCAAGAGGCTGGCATCAAAGAGGATCAGACCATCGCACAGCAGCGTCTTGAGCTTGCTGGCCGAGGCGTAGAGCTTCAGCGCCAAAAGGGCAAGGACGCCATGTTCCGAAGCGCTTTTGGTGAGCAGCCTGCTCCCGTAGGCGGGCTGACTGCTGCTGCTCAGTCGCCTGCTGCCGCATCTGGCGCACTTCCATCTGGCGGTCAGGGTGCTACCGGTGCTCTTGCGCAAGCAATGCCAATCGCAGGACCAAGGGGCATTCAAATTGCGCCCGCAATTCCGGGTGTCAGCAGACAACAATTTCTTGCTTCAGCCCAAGCTGATGGGATGTCCCTCACTGACGCACTTGCGAAATGGGACGCCATAGAAAAGGGCCGCATTCAAGTAAGAGAAGGATCTACCTTCAATATAGGAACTGGCATGGCGTACCAGTTCCCAACTGGCAAAACTGAGGATGTGCAAATTTTTAAAAAGGACGGCACGACGGGGACGTACAAAGTGTCAGCCAAGGATGCGATTGATTTGTACGAGTATGCAAGAAACAATGATGCCGACAACTACTATGCCCTTGCAGAGAGGATTACCCAAGGGCCGCAAAGCAAGAAGCCTGACGCCCAGGGCGCATCTTCAGCAACTCCTGGCGGTGGCCTCCCATCCAGAGAAGAGTCTGAGGTGCGGCAAGAAGAGGCCAAAACACGCGCTGGTGTACTGGCTAAAAGTGCAGGTGAAAAAGAGGCGTCCATTGAAGACACTTATGCGGCAGCACAACGCCTTTACGGGAGCACCACCCGTGTTGCCGATTATCTCAAGCTAAGTCCAAAATTCTTTGGCATTTTTGCCCGCCCAGGCGTTACAGCCGCAATCGGCAATTTGATCAAAGAAGGCATTCAGACCCCAGGCGGAACGCTGAACCTTGCCGGGTTTGAGGACAGCATGCGTAAAGCAATGCCCGATGTGACCATGAAAGACTTGGACAACATCAGCAAGGCTGCGGCAGAGTTGGCCGAAATGGAGCTTACTTACACTCGTTTGTACTTGGCCAAGCAGGGCGCGGTGACCGAGGGTGAGCGCAAGATTGTTCGCGCCATTCCCGGCACCACCAGCAGCAGCCCCGAGGTGCTGCGCACTCGCATGGAGCTTCTCAAGTCGCGTGCTCAGTTTGACTTAGATGTGGTTGACGCATTCCGCGAATGGCAAGACAAGAATCCTGGCCGCTCATACCTTGAGTTTGAGCGCAAGTCTGATTTGTACAAAGAGATCAAGAAGAACTTTGCAGATGAGACCGAGAAAATCTTTGGCGGCATCAAGGCCGTGCCCACGCGAGTGCGAAAAGAGGAGGCTGCTGCTGCAAAACCACCTCCTGGCAAAGCAAAAGATTATGGGTCTGCAAGAGCACGAGTTGAAGCTATTTTGAAAGACTGACATGGCCAAACTTTCATTTCTTGATCAACTCAACGAAGAGCAGCTTGAGTACGCCCGCAGGATCGGCGAGAAGGCCAAGGAGATGGGCATACCGCCTGCCCTGGCCATCTCGATTGCCTACCATGAGAGCCGCTTGAATCCCAATGTTGGGCGCGGCTCAAGTGGCGAGTTCGGCATCATGCAAGTCATGCCCAACACCGGCAAGGGCATGGGGTACACCAACAAGGACTTGGCTGATCCCGACAAGAACATTGAGGCCGGTTTAAAGTACCTCAAGAAGAACTTGGACGCCTTTGAGGGTGATGCGCGGCTTGCAACCATTGGCTACAACGCAGGGACGGACAGCCCGTTCTTTTCTGGCGGTGAGTTGCCGAAGGTCACTGTGGACTACCTCAAGGCCATGAAGGGCTACGGCGCTTTTGCTGCCCCAGCGGCACAGCCTCAAGCCGCACAGCCTCAAGCGGCACAACCTCAAACTGTTGAAGCGCAAGCGGCTGTGGTGCAACCTCAAAAGACGCAAGCCGAAGAACCTCAAGAGACCGATGAAATGCGTGATGCCCGCATTCAGGCGGCTATGGATGCCCAAGAAAAGCGTCAGGCTCAAATGATAGGGGCTGGCACAGGTGCTGGCATCTCTGTCGCCCGGCTGGCCGGATCTGGCGCAGGGGCAGTCATACAGGCAGGCGGAAAACGCGCAGGAGAGGGCTTCAGGGCAGGGATGCAGGGTAGCGCACCTACAGCCCCGGCAGCGCCCTCTATAGCCCTTCCTGGCTCTCCAGCAGCCCCTGTTGCCCCAGTCGCTCCTGGCCAAAGCATCATGCGCCAGCCCATACCTTCGGGCGGTCCGGACGCTGGCCGCATGGCCCCAGGGCAGACAGGCACGATGCCGTACAACTACGCCAAGGCCGCAGGCTTGACCGACATTGAGGCTGGTCGTGCGCTGGATATGACAAAGCAGGCAGGCGGTGTTCACGACTTGACCACGCTGCGCCGTGAGGGTTTGGGCAAGATTCAAAGCCTGTTCCCCGGCGATAGGTACATTGAGAACCCCCGTTTTGGCGGCATCATGACGCCAGACCAGGGTGCCGGTGGTGGGCCGCGTCAGTCTTTCAAAATGCAGGGTGCGCTTCCAGCCGCTGACTTGCCGCCAAACTTTATGCCCGGTCCAGCAGCGCCACCGCCCCAGGGAACTTTGGTTCAGCTACCACCTCGGCAACCTATTCCGACAACTCCGATCCCTCCAAAGCCACCGTCCGGGCTTGAGGCTGTGACAAACCTGTTCAAGGGCATGATACGGCCAGTGGCAGCCGCCACTTCAACCGCTCTTAAATACGTTTTACCCCCTTTAGGTTTGGCCAACATTGCCGGTGAAGGTGTCAACATTGCGCAGCAATTGCGCAAACCAGAAGATCAGCAAGACCTTACGAGCGCGGGTTTAAGCGCAACAGGCATCTTGGGAACAGGCATGGCATTGGCTAACAAAAACCCATATCTTGGCGGGGCTTTGGCGGCTGGATCTGCGCTTACACAGGAATATCGAAACAACCCAGAGATGCAGGAATATCTCAGGCAAAAAATGCAGGGAATGGCCAGACATCCTTTGCTGGATGAAATGACCGGACCTCTCCCCTAATTCAAGCGACTCCTCCACGCTTGGATTGCCGTGGCTTTGCAGTTGCCTACGGTACTTCCAGCCCCCTACCTCGAAAGGGTAGGGGGTCTTTTTAAGGAAGCTGTGTTGCCAGGGCCTTGGCCACTTCTTGGTTCATGTTGGCCACGATGGTGACACAGCGCTTGTGCTCCTCCATGGCGATCATGGGACGGATCACGGCCTCCAGCTTCTCAGCAAACTGCAAGATGTCTACCTCGTCAGCGATCAGCGGATCTGGCCGCTTCTCATCGCTGTGAAAAAAGACTTGCTTGACCAGTTCTTCACTTAGTTTCATTTGTTACCTTCCAGTGTTCCCAGTTGATGATTGTGGTGCGGGCAATTGACATATGAGCAAGGCCCTGGTAAGGGTTCCCTTTGCTCTCCAAAAAGTTCTCAATGACATCGCTCTGTGACAAAAACATTTGATGCTTTTGAGCGTCATCCTTTTTTATAAACAGCTTGCCGTCAGTGGTCTCAAATGCGGTAATGGATTTCATGTGTGTTGATTTTTGAGTTGCCAGAATTGCAATAAAGCGCAGAACATGGCCCAGCCGCGCTTGAGATCTTTTTCTTCCCACTCCTTCACAACGACAAGCCCCGGCACACTGCGAGAGACGAACACGTTGGCACAGCGTGCAGCAGGGATGCCAAGGCCGACACGGTAAGCGGCCAACTGCATGAGGTGGTCGTCGTAGAGGTCAATCTTGTCAGGGTCGCTGAACTCCTTAGTCTTTATGTCGGCCACAATCCCTTCACCGATGGTGCTGTGCAGGTCGCACTTGCCGCCAAAGCCATGGCTGTGACCGAAGGCCCGTTCAGCAATCCACGGCTGCTGCCCGAAGGCGGCGTCCAGAGCGGCCACAGTGGCTTTGACGTGCTCCTCATGCTGGGTGCTCACTGTGCCCTCATAGAAGCCCTGGATTGAGGCATGGATGGCCGTGCCGTCATCTGCGGCCTTGCGCCCCTGCTCCTTGCTGTCGGTCATGATCCGGGCGATGTAGTCATCCTCCGGCTCCTCGCTGATGCGAGGCAGAGTCAGAGCGGCCATCAGCACTTGCTTTTGCAGCCACTGTATGAGCGCAGGCTTGGCCATCACGTTGAGCACCGTGGTGACGCTTGGCACAAGGCTTTCGGTTCGAGCGTCTCGAAGCGTTGTGTTGCGCTCCTTGCCGTTCTTGCCGATCACCGTGTACCGAGGGATGCCATCACGGGTGTACCAGTGATTGCTTTCGCTTGCGCGAGGCTCCTTTGCTGTGATGCTCATTGCGCTGCCGCCTTAGCTTTTTTGGCTGCCCACATCGCCTTCATGCGTTCACTTGCCAAGGCGCGTGACTCATCAGACCGAGCTTTCCGGGCGGTCTTCTTTTCTTCGTAGTGACGCTTTGACGCCTCACGCTGCCTTTCTTTTTTCAGTTTCTGCTCCATGCGCATGGTTTCAAGCATTGTCTCCAGCACAGACACGCGCAGCATGAGATCAAGTTTTTCGGCTTTAGAAATAAACACAGTTGCTCCTTAGAAAAATCCAACCCAGACGCCAGTTCCGTGAATCCAGGCGATGGGAAACAAAATGGCCCCTGCGATCAGGAAGCCCCAGGCTGCGGTCTGAAGGCAGACCACGATGTGCGTGATCCAGGCAGCAAAGCCCCAGATCACCAAAACAATTGGTAGTACGTCTTCCATCACAAAGCCCTCCACACTCGTTGTGCTCGGCCAGCTTGACCGAGGATTTCTTTTTCAGTCGGCTCCGCATAACCTGCTTTTTGCAGATCAGGGAGTCGTCGCCAGATTTGATCTGGACGCAGCCCGAGGCGGGCCGCGAGTTGCTCAAAAGTGCCCTCGCCCTTTTTGAGTTCTTGGTAGACCTTCGCGCAGATGTTGCCCGCGAACTCATCAACTCGAAGAGCCGACTTCTTAGAAGTTGCCGGGTCTTCGATTCGAGCCAGCTTGCGTGGTTCGATGTGCATGGTCAAAAAGGACAATCTTCCATGTCATCAAACCCAGAGCCTGACGGGGCGGGCTTGCTGACGGGCTGACCAGCGTTGCGGGCACGCCACTCAGGTGTGGCCTGGATCTTCTCCTTGAGGCTGCTGCCGAAGGTCTCAAACAACTCCATGTCTGGGTTGTCGATCACGAACATGGACATCTTGTTGAAACCTTCCGGGAGTCCAGCCTTCTTAATCGCCACAGGAACCGGGTTGATCGAGATGATGTTGGTGTACTCCTTGCCGTTGTTGCCAATGGCCTTAGCCACAGTCAACATGCACCAAGCACCCAGCACGTTCTTCAACTCAAAGCCACGAAGCTCTTCGGGTGTGAACTCACGCCCACGCCAAGCCTGAAGGTCTTTTCGGAGGGTGGCCTTCTCAGCCAATGACAGGCTGAAGTTTTTGCTGATGGACAAAGGCTCACCCTTGCTGGTGACCATCGGGTTGCCGTTGTCGTCCTCACCGTGAACCTCAAACTGCATCATCACCTTTTGCTGGTGCTTGATCTGTCCTTGGTACTCAGTCTTCTGCGTGCCAATGTCCACGATGCGGTAGCACCGGGCAAGGTGCATGCCTGGGGCCACGGGCGTAAAGCTGCCGCCGCCGCTGTCTCTCGCTGTCAAACTCATTTATCGCTCCTTTTCAGTTTCAAAAATAGACGACCTAGGCATGCCGCATTCCATGCAAATCATCTCCCAGTCGTCGGTGGTAGCAACGCCTGCGATGGCCCGGCGAAGGGCCTCCTCAAGCATTTGCATTCTTTCCAGCATGAGCTGGTGGTCCTCGCCACTCATGGTCAGTCCTTCGCCATGAAGTAGCCAAAGGCCAACAAGAGGAAGAACCAGATGCCGCTCCCCTTCCCAAGCAAGAACCGAACAATCGCTGTAAAAAAGCCACTCATAATGTGCCTTCAAGTTAAAGTGCAGCCACTGTATCAAATTTAACTTGAGCATACAAGCCCCTTGTGCATCTTTTTTTCTGGTGTATGATGCGCTTAAACCAACCAAGGAGATCGGATGACGCTGACAGAGTTTTTTGAAGACAAGCCACGAGGAGCGAAGCTGGCGATGGCCACCAAGCTCGGCGTGAGCAAGACGTGGATGAGCCTTGTCATCTCTGGAAGGGCTTTGGCCTCACCGGAGTTGAGCGGGGCCATCGAGCGCTACACCAGGGGTCAGGTAAAGCGCACAACCCTCAGACCTGACATCTTCGGGGACTTAAAGTGATTTGGTACAAATTCCACCTTGGTGACTACATCACCCACACCACGCATCTTAGCGATGCAGAGGACTTGGCTTACCGCCGCCTGCTGGATTTGTACTACATCAGCGAAAAGCAAATCCCACTCAATACCGAATCGGTTTCCAGGAAAATCCGAATTGACCTCGACATCGTTGAAACAGTGCTTGGAGAGTTCTTCGAAAGGACTGATGAGGGCTATTTCAACAGTCGTTGCGATGCCGAAATCGCACGCTACAACAGGCAAGTTGAGACCAACCGCTCTCTGGGCAAGATGGGTGGCAGACCCAAGAAAACCGAATTGGTTCCGAAGCGAAACCCAAAGTTAACCCTAAAAGAAGAAGATAAAGATATAAATACCATATCGTCGGTTGCACCGACAACATCACGCTTTAACGACTTTTGGTCAGCATGGCCACCATCAAAACGCAAGGTCGCTAAAACGGCCTGTGAGGCGAAATGGAAGCGTCAAGCACTAGACCCCTTCGCCGACAAAATAATCGCCTCTGTGACCCGTTTACGGGCCTCTGAGCAGTGGTTAACGGGCTTTGATCCTGCCCCACTTACGTTCTTGAATCAAAAGAGGTGGGAGGACGACTCAGAAACCGATTCGGTTAACGGTTCCATTTTCAACAGGAGAGTGATATGACGAAAGACACTGGTGGCTATGCCTTCCCTCACGTTATCGAGCACCTGCATGAGCCGGTGACTGCGGGGATGACGCTCAGGGACTACTTCGCTGCCAAGGCGATCATTGCTTACCATGCTGATGGAAATTATTCCTCACCAGAGGATGTTGCAAACTGGTGTTACTCGTTGGCCGATGCCATGTTGGAAGCGAGGGAGTGATGACCCCAGTCGAAAACTTGATCTCGCGCCTGCAAGTGGTCAAGGGCCGCAACGGTGCTTGGACTGCCAGATGCCCTGCCCACGAGGACAAGAGTCCGTCCTTGGCTGTGCGTGAGGGTGAGGACGGACGGGTGCTGCTGCACTGCTTTGGCGGCTGCTCTACGGCAGACGTGCTGGCCTCTATCGGTATGGACATGAGCGATCTGTTCCCGGCTGGTGACAAGCGCCGCGATGTTGTCAGCAAGCCCAGCATGAAGCCTGCGTTCTTCGCAAGCGACTTGATGCGCATCATCCACTTTGAGGCTTTGATTGTGCAGATCGTGGCCTATGACATAGCCCATGGCAAGTTGCCAACTGAAGAGACCCGTGAGCGGATGCTGACGGCTTACCAACGAATCGACGAGGCAGTGAGGTACGCAAATGTCTAACGTGAGCGCAATTGAGCAAAGGGCCAGAGACCTTGATCAGGCCCGCAAGGTCAGGCTGATCAAGTCCCAGGACATTGACACTGAGAAGTACCTCAAGGCAAACGATGTGACCCACAAAGTCCACGAGGCATCGGTTTGGTTGGATGAGATCAAGAGCGATCTGGTGAACCCGCCAGAGAAGGATCTGAGCAGCACCATGCCCTGGGCGAAGACTCACTCGACCTTCAAGTTCCGCCCAGGCGAGGTGACCCTCTACGCTGGCAGCAATGGCGGCGGCAAGTCCTTGGTGACCGGGCAGGTTGCCCTGGGCCTGATCAAGCAAAAGCAGCGGGTGTGCATTGCATCGTTTGAGATGAAGCCTAAGCGCACGCTGTACCGGATGCTGAGGCAGTTTGCCGGTGAGGACATTGATGTGCCTCGCTACACCGACAAGGCCACCTACATTGGCCGCATCTTGGGCAGGTTTGTTGACTTCTCGCGGGAGGGCTTGTGGCTTTACGACCAGCAGGGGACTACATCAAGCCAGCAAGTGATTGCCATGGCCCGTTACTGCGCAATTGAGTTGGGCGTGCAGCATGTGTTCATCGACAGCTTGATGAAGTGCGTGACCGGCGAGGACGACTACAACGCACAGAAGAGCTTTGTTGACGAGTTGACGGCCCTGGCTCGTGACCACAACATCCACATTCATTTGATCCACCACATCCGCAAGCTGGGCAGCGAGGAGATGCAGCCAAGCAAGACGGACATCAAGGGGTCTGGTGCGATTGCCGATCAGGTGGACAACGTCTTGCTCATGTGGCGCAACAAGAAAAAAGAGCACGACATCCAAAACGGTCAAGTGCCCGACCACAAGAAACCCGACGCTTTGCTGATGTGCGAGAAGCAGCGCAACGGGGAGGCTGAGGAGTGGTACTCCCTCTGGTTTAACAGGGAGTCCCAACAGTTCGTTGACGAGACCGGCGGCATGCCGATGTCCTTTGATCAGCGGGGTTCATTTTGAATGACCAAGAGCATATGTATCGCTGTCTCGTTCGACACGTCATCAGACAGCGGATACAAGATCGTGATGCAGCACACCGATGGCTCACTGGTCACACTGACCACACTGGCCGTCGTCACAAGGGCTGGAATGAACTTCATCCCGGCTCACCTCTTGAGAGAGATGTTCGAGTCCAGTGGGGCCTTGGAAACCGAGGCGCAGACGGAGATTGGAAACAACAAATGGAGAAATTAAATGAGCTTTGAGAAAAACGTCTTTTCGCAGGGTCAGACCCTGTTCACGCAGCTTGAGTTTGACAAAGCATTGTCTGAGGCCAAGGCGGAGATCATGGCCGTGGCCATCCAGACCACGAAGCAGGCCATGTTCTTGGAGCGCAGGGCCTGTGCCCAGATGCTGATGGACATGGCTGACGCTGAGGATGAGGGTGAGGTTTGTACGGCCATGCGCAATGCAGCCCAAGCGGTGATGAGCCGCATACCGGTACAGCATCAATGAGCGACATCACCATGTTCATGAACGGCGTCACCTTGACGCTGCCCTGGCCGCCCAGCATGAACACCTACTGGCGAACCTTTAAGGGTCGCATGATCATCAGTGCCAAGGGGCGGGAATACCGCAAGGCGGTCATTGAACAGGTCATGCTGCAAGGCGGCTTAAAAGGCTACCAGGGCAAGCTGGTGGTGGAGATTGAGGCATACCGTCCGGACAAGCGCAAGCGAGACCTCGACAACCTGCTGAAGGCGGCGCTTGATGGCTGCACTCACGCAGGGGTCTGGGAAGACGACAGCAACATCGTCGACCTCAGAATTTACTGGGCCGACACCATCGGCGGGATGATCAAAGTGCATGTGAGGGAACTATGAGAGCGCAAAAAGTCAAATGGTTCACCGGCAACAAGGGCAAGGTCGGCATTGCCAAGGTGCTGACGGATGACGGTGACACTGAGTACCGCATCAGCGTTGTGGATGGTTTCCTTGAGCACATGGACGTGCAGCAGGTTGTGGCCTGGGGCGCGTACTTTCCATTCGAAGCGGGTGACCCACTGTTCATGGAGGACGCATGAAACAAGAACCGCAACTGATTGACCTGTTTGCCATGTTCATCAGCGTTGGACTGGCTGCAAACGGCAAGTCAAAAAACTTAGCAGAGCATGCCTACGTCCTGGCCAGCCAGATGATGTGGGAGCGCCAGAATTTCATTGGAGAGCAAGATGACAGAAAAACTGATTGACCCCCAGGCGGCGGTGGACTTCATGATTGCCAAGTCCAGGGCGTATGCCCAGGCCGAGGCCAACAAGGTCTACATGGAGGAGCTACGCAAGACCATCAAGGCCGAGCAGATGATTGAGGCCGAGACGCTTGGCCACAAGACCGCTGCGATGCAGGAGAGGGAGGCGTATGCCAGCCACCCCTACAAGCAGCATTTGCTCGCCCTCCAGCAGGCCGTGGAGGTGCGCGAGGAGCTTAGGTGGATGCTGATAGCTGCCCAGGCTCGTATCGAGGTCTGGCGGTCACAGGAGGCTAGCAATCGGGCTGAAGGGAAGGCCACGTTATGAAGGTGAGAAAACTTCGCAAGCGCACTCAGGGTTGCATACGCCGCAACCGAGGCTGGGACTGGTCGTTTGATAAGTTTGTGCGTGCTGTGGTTACAGCCACAAACAAAATGTCGAAAGCCATGGAAGAGGCTTACGCAAAATCAAGGGCCACGTTATGACCACCGCAGCCGAGCGTAAGCACATGAGTCGGGTGGCCGAGCTTGGCTGCGTCGTTTGTCTCAGGCTGCATGGGCCGCATGACCCAGGCCCTGTCGAGCTTCACCACCCCCGTGGCGGGGCTGGCATGGCCCAAAGGTCAAGTCATATGGGCGTTCTCCCTCTGTGCCGACAACACCACCAAGGCAAGCTCGGAGTCCACGGCCTGGGCACGAAGGGCTTCCCTAAGCACTATGGTTTCTCTGAAGCGGATCTGCTGGAGGACGTTCGATCCTTATTAGGGTTTGTCCCTACAAAATAATTGGATGAAGTGCTGGTGTCGTTTAATTTGGGGTTACACTATCATCACTGACACAGCAACACCGCACAGTCAGGCAACACAGAAAGACAGCGATGACCACTCTCACTATCACCCACGACGTTGACACCCTTGGCGCACTCTTGGCCCAGATCGCCCTGCTCACCAAGCAGGCAGACGCAATCAAGGATGCCATCAAAGACAGCGCCAGCATGGGCGGCGACAAGGTCGTCGAGGGCGACCTCTTCAAAGCCACCTACTCTGAGTCCAACCGCTCGTCGGTTGACTACAAAGCCCTGTTGGCTGAGTTGGGTGCTACCGCCCAGCAGATTGCCACCCACACTAAGACCACTGCCGTCTACAGCGTCAAGGTCACCAGCAAGTAAATCAACCGGGGCTTCGGCCCCATCTCTAAACCCAAACGAAAGCGAATCATGAGCGATATTGAAACAACGATTTACACCGAAGACGAAGTGCGCATCAGCGTTGACGAGTGGGACAACGGAGGCGTCTGGCTTGGCTTGCAGGCTCGTGGCTCGTCCATGCACTGCACCCTGACCCGCAAGGAAGCAGAGCAGATGCTCAAAAACCTCCAGGTCGTATTGTCAAAAGAGGTGACAGCATGACTGACGCACAGTACATCGCTCTCGGCTACAAGTACGAGAAGGCAAAGACAGCGGGGGCGGCGCAAGCCGTTGCCCAGGCCATCAGAAAGGCCGTAGAGGCCGAAAAGATCGAGGATAGGGCCGAGGCCCGCTACTTCGTGGATCGTGGTCGCCAAGAGGCTCGTATGGAGGTGGCAGCATGAGCACACAACACACACCTAAGCCGTGGATGGTGGAAATGCAGCGCAATCAATTTGGCGACACGGTATATGGCGTTCTTGAGCATACGCGCACGCTGGTGGTGGTTGACCCCGAGGGCTATTACGCCAAAGGCCAGTATCCAGCACAAGATGAAGATGGCTACTACCTTCCTGATGACGGAATTGATTGTTCAGAACACAAAGTTTCCAACGCCCGCCTGATAGCCGCTGCACCTGAGTTGTTGACCGCCCTGGTTGACGCAGCCGACGCCCTTTTAATTCACTGCCCTGATGCTTGGGCGCTTGTCCAAGCCCGCAAGGCCATTGCGCAAGCCACCGGAGTTACCCATGACTGACCACATCTTCACTGAGGCCAAGACCGGCAAGTTCACTTGCTTGGCCTGCGGGGCGACTGAGTCACCACCGCATATGCCTGCGCCCATCAATGTGATCATTGACGCGATGGACCACTTCATCAGCCAGCATGAGGGCTGCAAGGCCCCTATTGCTGAGACCGTGTCAACAGAGTACATCGCAGGCTTTGAAGCTGGGTGCGACTTCATAGTGCGGGAGATCGAGACGTGGTCAGCGAAACACCAATACGATGTGATTGCCTTGCTTGCCCATTTTCGGTTGGAGAAAAAAGATGCTTAAATTTGGGTCTGTCTGCTCTGGCATTGAGGCGGCATCAGTTGCCTGGGAGCCGCTTGGCTGGAGGGCGGCATGGCTGTCTGAGATTGAGCCATTCCCGTCGGCGGTGCTCAAGCACCACTACCCGGACGTGCCCAACCTGGGCGACATGACCACACTGCCTGAGCGCATCCTGTCAGGCGAGGTGGAAGCCCCAGATCTGTTTTGTGGCGGGACACCGTGCCAAGCCTTCTCAGTCGCTGGCCTTCGCAAGTCCTTGGGCGATGCTAGGGGCAATCTTTCCCTCACTTTTTGCGAGATAGCAAATGCAATCGATGACACTCGACTTGTTCGCGGATTGCCCGCCTCCATCGTATTCTGGGAAAACGTCCCAGGAGTCCTCAGCACAACCGACAACGCCTTCGGATGCTTTCTCGCAGCGCTCGTCGGGGGTGATGAGCCACTTAATGCGCCCGACGGCTGGCCGAATGCGGGTTGCGTTGATGGACCCCAGAGAAGTGCAGCTTGGCGCGTCTTGGATGCCCAATATTTCGGAGTGGCCCAACGACGCCGCCGTGTGTTCGTTGTCGCAAGTGCTAGAGCAGACTTCGATCCCGCAAAGGTACTTTTTGAGTGGGGTGGCGTGCGCCGGGATACTGCGCCGAGCAGAGAAACGGGGAAAGCAGTTGCCCCCACAACTGGAGAAAGCGCTGCGATCAGTGAGTACGATGTCGCAGGAACACTTGACAAAGGAGTGCCAGGACGAGGAATAGGGCACAACGGCAATTACGATTCACAGGTTGTTCCAATCATAAACGCTGCAATCAGTAGCGGTCACGGGTACTGGCTTGATGCAGGAGACAAAGCAGCAACTTTGAGAGCGCAGGACAGCATCACCAAAGCCGACACGTTACTTGCCCAGCCCTACCCAGTCGCCAACTGCCTAACAGCCCGGATGCACAAGGGCATCAACAGCACTGTAGATGAGGGACAGACGCCTGTAATTGCCCACTCTCTCACGGCAAGCAGATCATCAACCCAATGTCCAACTGAAGACACTACATTGGTGCCTATTGCCCTACAAGACGTTACACCCCGCGAGAAGGCACAAAACGGACGCGGCTGGAACGACGATGGCACGGCATACACGGTCGACACTCACGCAACTCAGGGGGTGGCACAAGCAATTCCGATTGACACAATGAACATGACACCGGGGCACTCGTCTGGCGGTCTGGGCTTTGGTCAACCCGGCGACCCTAGTTTCACTTTGACCAAGGGTCATAGCCATGCGGTGGCCCAGCCAATTGCTTTCCACCCCACGCAAGACCCGATCAACAGCGAGGATGGCAGCACACACGCGATGGGCACTGGGTCGGCTGGCGGTTGCGCAACGGTGATGGTCGCGCACGTTGTTGGCGCTCTTGCCTGCAACACTGGCCCCAACGGCCACGATGCTGGCAACTTCGCTTGCAATCAAGCGGTGGATGCAGGGCATGTTTTGCCGGTGGCGCAGCCATTAAACATCTACGGCGGCAACAAGCGCCAAGATCGACCTGAAGGTGGGTTTTATGTTCGCATGGGTGAAGATACAAGCAAGACGCTGGACGCCGCCACAGGGCTGAACCCGACCTGTGCGCAGGGCGGCACAGCAGTGATGCAGGCTATGGCTTATAACATCGCACCGGGCAAAGGGAAATTAAAAGATGACATCCATGTCACAGATGCCAATATTTCAAAAACCATTGATGCATCTGGTAGTAACCCATCCATGCATCAAGGCGGCACAGCGGTGATGCAGCCAATTGCTTTCCAGCAGACTGCCGACTGTCTGACGGCAGCTTACGGGACTAAGTGGAACGGCAATGCCAGTGCCACCAATGGCAGCCTGTTTGCGGCGCAGCCAATTGGATGGTCGGAGGAATTGACTGCCAGTATTGATTTGGCTGGCACCCTCCAGCGAGGCGGCGCTGGTGGCAGGCACGATGGCGTCATGCAGCCTAACATGGCCGTGCGCCGCCTCACGCCTGTCGAGTGTGAGCGCTTACAGGGCTTTCCAGACGGGTACACAGACATCAAGCTCAAGGGCAAAGCAACCCCAGACGGCCCCCGCTACAAGGCTCTGGGCAACTCTTGGGCGGTTCCTGTGGTGGCCTGGATCGGCAGACGCATCCAAGAAAACATTAGGGTAAGCACCTAAAAAATATTTGCAAGGGACTGTTGTATCGTTTAATTCTAGATTACACTATCTTCACTGCACTATCGCAGGTAACACAGAAAAGGAAAGCGAAATGTCAATTTTGTACAAAGAGTTCATGGGCCAAGATGGTCAGACCGCGTGCCGTCTGACCCCTATCGGGGCCAGATACCTGACCCAGGACAATCTGGCGTTTTGCGCCCACTGCACACAGATGCACGAGGACATTGCCCCTGAAACCTACCGCGCTTTGTGCTCTGACTGCGGTGAGCACAAGGTGTTCGGCCACCTCAACTTCAACCTGATTGCTTGACATGACACAAGAACAATTTGACAGGCTAGTTGCGCTGGACATCCAGCGTCTGGTGGCCGCAGCCCAGGCCAAGTACGAGGCAGAGCATGAGGAGGATGAGGAATGACTGACCGCGAACTGATGCAGCAGGCGCTTGAAGCGATGGAGCATTTGCATCGCACGGGGGACACGCAAGTGTTTGATATGTACGCCGCCCCTGAAATTATCCCCGCCCTGCGCGAGAGGCTGGCACAGCCAGAGCAGGAGCCTGTGGCGTGGATAAGCGCCGTAACGGGTGACGTGACTACGCAAGACATGAGCCACACGGTTTCATGGGTTCCTCTCACCACCCCACCCGCAGCACAGCAGGTTGGTGGTGAAGTTGATGAAAAATCGGCAAAAACCCAATGTTTACAAGGCCTTGAGGCTGGTGGTGAAGTGCCCGCACAGCCAGCACCCATGACTGAGTTTGAAGAGGCTGTAGCTGCTTGCGATAACACGTTGCACCATGCTATTGACCATTGGCAAGACAAGGCAAGCGAGCAAGCAGCGCTGCTCCGCGAATGCAGATTTGCAATTGACATACTCATCAAAAAGCAACCGGCACTTGCAATGACTTTGTGTGGCTCAACAACACTTGGCAATTTAAAAGCGTCTTTGCATGACTACAGGGTGCTATTTGATGACACCCCACCCGCAGCACAGCGCAAGCCGCTGACGTTGGGCCAGAAACAAAGACTATGGAGCAGTGTCGGAGATAAGCCAACTCTGAAAGACCGGGTCAACGCTTACGGCCTTGCCATCGAAGCCGCCCACGGCATAAAGGAGAAGAACACATGAAAATAAAACAGTGCCCAAAATGTTTAAAAACCAGATTTAACAATAGCCCTGTGTCGTTTGTATGGTGGGCAGTACAAGGACATGGCTATATGTGCTGGCATTGCTTTGACAAACTCAAGGAGAAGAACAATGGATGACATCATCCGCATGGCGAAGGAGGCCGGGATTTATCACGCTTTTGATTCGGAAGGTCATTGGGATGGTCTCACTGACCAAAAACTTTTTGATCCGCACCCTCACCCCAATGACGTTGTTTATGGTGATAAGCGCACAATTGAAATACTTGAGCGCTTCGCCGCCGCAGCCCGTGCTGACGAGCGCAAAAAGCTGGCTTTATGGATGCAGGTGCAGGGCTACGCCACCGGCCACGGTGACACGATAGAGCAACTGCTTGATGAATTGAGGTGGCAGGTCAGGGAAAGCGAGCGTGAGGCGTGTGCAAAGGTGTGTGACGAATACGATAACGGGCGTCATGCAAACGCCGCCGACCTTTGCGCCGCCGCCATCCGAGCAAGGGGGCAAGAATGAGCAAGCTCAAAACCCTGACCATCCCTGACCACCACAAGGTGCAGGCCAAGGTGGTGCTGAACGAGGCAATTGACGAGTTGCCAGACAGCGTGATCGTGCTGTGCTTCTGGAAAGACAGGGGCCAGTTCAAGATCAAAGTATCCACTGTGCCTGACCGGCTCATGCTGATCGGTGCGCTGGAAGAGGCGAAGAACAAAGTCATTACGGATGGGTACGCATCATGAGCGGAAATCACAACATGCACCAGAAACTTTCAACAGCCGACTACCACGCTTGGCTGGACAGCCCATTGACCAAAGCCCTCAAGCAGTCGCACCAGACTGAGATAGATGCAATTGTGAAAGACTCTGA